ATCATCAGTTGCAGATGTAAAAGTTACAAACTGAACCTCAATTTCATCACCCATAGAAAGCTTAGTCTTGATGTCATCAAAATAACCAGCGGTTATCATTGTTGCTACAGAATCAGCCGTACGATAGATATACTTAGCAGGAGCGTGACCTCGTCCTGATTGATTACCTACAGGTAGGAATGTAGAATTTCTATAAGCCATTATTTTATTTCCTTTTTGTTAATTAGATTACAACTGTTTCGTCAACTAATACTGAAACCAAACCTGTAGTGTCAATAGCTGCTGCACCCAAAGAAAGCTTACCAGTTATCAACCAAGAAAGTTTTTCGGCTATATAATTGATTTCTGTAGATTGGTTTAGACCAACTGCTACGCCAACGGCTTGTTTGTGCCAAGCAAGAATCTTGCGATCATCGCCTGTTTTCGGTAATCCACCTTCAGTTCTGTTCTCAATCATGTGGAACTTAAAGCCAACGAATGAATCTAGCTCGCCATTAACCAAAGCACGTACAGTATTGAAATCGCCAGAAGTAGCTTGAGTTGAACCCAATAATTGTTCTTTAGCGGCCGCTGACCAAGCAATGTGACGATCAGAAGAAGGAACACCATTTGCGTCCATAAGGCTAGCCATACGACGTAGTTTAGCCATATTGAAAGCATCAGAAGCACCTAGGTTTTGAGTGATAACGTTGGCTGCTGGAACTGCCGCAGACATAGCGTCAAGGCTAACTTGATCCCAAGTACGACCCAAAGCACCAGCTACACACATTACTAATTCACGACGTTCGTCGAAATTAATTTTCTGCTGTTGGAATATATCAGAGTATTCAGGAGCTGCATAATCTGCAAGAGTTGCAGTAGCAGTAGAGTAAGCGATTCCCATTGGAGTCACATCTGAATGTGGGGAGTGAAGAGCTGCTAAGCCTTTACCGATTTTAGTGAAACGATGAGTTGATCCAACTACGCCATTTTTAGTACGTACTGAACCTTCTAGTTTAGACATACCTTGGTATGCTTGTTTAACTTCTGCGTCGAATTGCGCAACAAAAGCTGGAGAAATTAATCCTGTTGACATCTTTGTGTCTCCTATAATTGTTTAAGATAAATTCAAATCGCTTCAAATATGCCTTAGACAAACAGGTTGCAAAGATGCAGTGGGCTGCGTCAGCCGGGTAAGAAACATACAGGATAGGCCTGCACATTACTCGTCTTTCCAAGTGGTCAGTGGGGCTGGTTAAATGCGAAACCAGCGCCGCACATTTAGTATACTATATATTTAATAAAAGTCTAGTTATATTTAGCGCTATAGTAATCTGTAACTTTTTTCTGTAGCACAGGATCACTCTCGTACTTTGGATCTCTCATTATAGAAGATATTTCCTCTTCGCTAGGCAACCCATCTATTTGACTAGACACCATCGGTATAGAAAGATTACCAGCAGCAGACCTATAAATATTAAGAACTCTAATTTCATCAGCACTCATTCCCATGTTCTGGGCAATCTTGAGATCAGACTCAGACAGTAACCCATCATGGAATAATTGTTGATTCCAGTTTTTCAATCCCTGAATTATTCCATTGGCATTAGTGCCGAGTTTCTTCATTTCACTTTCTACATACTCTTGTGACCGTGCCTCTGTGTCGGCAGCTGATTCACCATCTTCTCCGTCTGGAGATGAGGCAGATATCTCACGCATGTAATCTTGAAGGATAGACTCAAACCTATCTTGGTCTAAGCCGTTTTTGTGAGCAGCGTTTCTAAATGCAACTATGCCAGGGTCATCATCTTCTACTACTAGACCGAGTTCTTCAGAAATATCTGTTAGGTTAATCTGGTAATGATCAGCGCTCTCAGGTGCTTTGGGTTGACCTTTAGATAATGCTTGGCGCATCTTTAACGCGTTGTTCTTTTCTTTTTTCCATTCATCAAATAGCTCATTACTTTTGAAATTGCTATTTTCTTCGTCCCACAATGTCTCAGGAAGATCATCAGGTCTATCAAGTTTTTTAACCTCAACAGGCTCTTCTCTAACGTTAACAAATGTTTCTTCATTTGGATCGGCAGGCTTTGCCAAATCCGCTTCCGTCGCTCCACCTAGTAATCCCTGTTCGTCTTCCATGTTAGCTCCCTTTATGCTTTTGCTTTTTGGACACGTTGTATTATCTCACGCACAATAGAGTTCTGTCCCTCTCTCCATTGACATTGACCATCTATACTTCCTGGAATCCAAGAAGGTATATCTAGTGTATGTTTCTTAAAATAGTCCAAGACCTTCTGTCCCGCTTCTGAATCGAAGGTAGCAATGAAGTCCCTATCAATCTGCATACGATCAATAGCGTCTTTTTCTGATTCCCCTGATGTTCCTTTAATCTCGTCCCAGATATTGTTTTCCATTAGATCCCCCTAGATTAAAGTTTGCTCTTCGCCACCTTGTGGTTCTTGTTGCAATTGCTGCATCGCCATTTCTTGCATCTGCTGTTCTTGCTGAGCTTGTTGCATCTGCTGCTTGATCTCTTCACGCTCATCTATGCTACGAACTAGCTTAGCTGGTGCTCCAAGTTTCTTAGCAATCCATTCGCCAACCTCATCCATCTTGTACATAAGGTTTGCTTCTTCCGGCCCAACCATGGTGGAATACAATTCCCAAGACTGGACTAAGCTTTGTACATCTTCTAGCTCTTGCTCCATTGCAATAGGGGATATTATCTCCACTTGAACTCTGAAGTTATCTAGTTTCATCAAGTCTGGATCTAATTTAATTGCACCTTTCTCAGCCATAATCATAATCATGTTCTGCCATAGGTGCTGAACTAGCTCTTGGTTAATTGGACCAAAGAATATCCCAGTAGTTTTCCTAATGTTTTTAATGCGTTCTACGATTTCTGTGGCTGATCTGACAGGACCAACGTCGGAAGGTAATTTATCATCAAACAACATCTCTTTAACGCTAGCTTGTAAGTCTTGAATAAAGAAGTTTTGAGCTTGGAAACTCCCCGCAACTGGTAGTGGCGCTATGCTCGGACCATTTGGTCCACTGTTTCTTGAGACGGGAATAAAAGTTCCTGGGTTGAGTGATATGTTGTTTGGATTTAGAATATCGTTATCTGCAACAGTGTAAACTCCATATACAGAATACTGAGCCGCACGCATCGTAAGTTCTTTTGCCTTGTTCAGTGTACGTAGGTGTGGCGTGGCTTGAACTAATGGTCCAGAACCGTAAACATCCAGCGGTGATTTGTTAAGACGAGTGACAATCCAAGGGTTATAATTATAAATTCTTTCGACTAAACGAACTTTACTTTTTTTATCAATGATATCGTAATAGGTTTTGCCTTTAATTGTGTATGACGCTTCGATCAAACATACTTCAGATGCGACTCCATCTTCAATCGCATCCATCATTTCTGCGGGAATCTTCGCGTCTGGCCACGCCTCTTTGACTAACCTGATGTCCATCTTGTTGGTTCTGTATATAGCCCCAACCTTTCCATCCAATCCTTTTTCGATAGCGACCTCTTCAATCGGAACAGAGATAAATCTAAATGGAAGGTCTTCATCATCAGCAGTTGGTAGGGTCAATAGAACACCTGTACCCACAGCTAGGTCGTAATAGAACTCGGTAATAATTGTGTTGAAGTTAGATGCGTTAAGGTATGCAAAGCCAAGTTCGGTTATAGCTTCAAGCGAGTCACTAAGAGCCTTATGTTTTTCTATACCACCTTCTTCTTGGCCTTGTTCTGTTTTAAGATAATCAAATCCAGATCCTAGTTTTAACTTAGTCCACTTGCGAAAGGGAGGAGTGATCGCCGCTTGCATGTTAGTAACAAACGCTGTGGTTGCCTTAATTCCAGTCGAGTCAAAGATCTTATTCATCCTTGAAGCACCTTGCGTTTTATCGGAATAAAGATACCTGGTCGGCACTGCGTATTCATAAGCTGCTTCGTGAACAGATCTGTATAAATCTTTTGTAGCTACAGCTTGGTCATATCTTTTAAGTAGTTTGGCGACTGTCTCTCTGTGCATAAGTAAACCTTATCCTAATGTTCGAACAGCTTGGCGTTCTTCACCGTCACCCAACAAAGAACGTTTAGCGTTACCTCTGCCACGAAGAGCTGCACGTCTAGCTTTAGATCTCTCCATCTGCAACCTTAAGCGGTCTGCTTTGTTCTTGTCTGCTTCGGCGTCGCTTGCTGATGTTCGCCTTTGGTCTTCCTTATCAAAAGCTGCTTTTTC